TATGAATATCCCCTATTTGTTTTTACTCTTGTATTGCCAACAAGACATAGACGATAAATTACTAAAGAATCCTCAATCATTCTTAACTGATTGAGTGCTTTAATTGCTTTATGCAAATACGAGAGAACAGTTCCTTTATTTCTATCTACAAGACCTGATGTACAATATGTGACAGAATCTTTTGCAATTTTAACTCCTTTTTTTGATCCTCCACTAATTGTTCCTGTTGGAAAATTTGGCATTGGAGTGTATACAAAATACTCTTCAATTTCTGGAAAATTGTACTGGTCAGCATCATTTCCAGATCTTAAATTTAAATTTCGATATCCATTAACACCATTCTCCGTCTTTTTTTCTTGACGAACATGCTTTATCTTCATTGGATCGACATATCTTAGTTCCTGAATACCTGCCGCAGGATTTTTTTGGTCGATAACTTTAAGATAAAATACTCTACCATCAACATACCAATTTCTAAAAATTTCATGGCACTTTTTATCAAAGTCCATGATTTCTTTGATATATTTAAATTCTGCTCTTATTACTTCTTTTAAACGATCACTCGCATTTAAATTTGATAATTCAATCTCTACTGGAGAATCGTACAGATCACTTACAATTGCTTCATTTACAACACTTTCAATGGCATTATCACATTCTGGGTGAAGTGCCATTTCACGATAACGACGAATTAAATCATATTCTGTCCTATAAACTCCTTCAATGTCTACATACTGTCCATAAAATCCAGACTGAATAAAATAATCAACCCCGTCCTCATTATTGGGAGGAACGGGGGCAACTACAGATTTGGATTTTTGAACATTATCTTCAATCGAAAAACCAAAAAGTTTCGCCATCTTATAAACTTAAATTGTGTATAATTTATTTAGTTGATGTCCGTACCACCAGCAGAAGGTGAATTACCTTTAATTGCTTCCCACCAAAGAATTTGGAATTCCACAGTGAATTCTTGAATATTTGGTGTATTATAATCAAGAGCAATTGAACCAATTGATGATGGAAAAATATCATAAAAATGATATGCTCTAAGAGTAGTTCCATCACGATCAAGTTGATAAACAAAAGCATCTGCAGTGTATTCTGATGGATCAGTTTCTCCAGTATTGTCAGAAACCCTATTAATTTTATTCATCCAATTTTCAAATGCAGACCTGATTGCAAAATCAGTGTCATTAATTACAGTTACTGTCCAACTTTCGAAGGATCTATCTCCAGCGACTTTTAAGGTTCTTCCTCTAAAAGGTACATCAAGTGGAGCTACATTAGATGCTGGTAAGTTCGCACCCTTCACCAAAAATCTTGATTTATCCAATACATTAATATCTGCTGATGCGATATTTGGAAATGATAATACAACTTCAAAAAGATTGCTTCTAGCACCACCGCCGGTTAACTTACTTTTGAAGTCAGTAATCTTCCTTAAAGGAGGTGTATTAAATTGTTGTCTGGTTGCCATAGTTTTTTAAGCCTCTGAATTAAAAGTTTCCGATTACTTCTTCAAAATCAACACCTGTCTTGGTGGCAATAAAGTTCAGTCCAATGAAGTTAATTGATCTTGCTGGTTTGATGTAGATATCAGCAACAAATTCATTATTATCTATCACTGCAGCAGTATTATTTGTTTCGTCACAAATAACAATATAATCAAAGATACCTCTTTTTGCTTGAACATCGCGTAAGAAAGGTTCAATGGTATTTACAAAGTTTGTTCTTGTAATTTCATCATTAAATTCAAACAAAGCATCTTTTGCTGCTCCAGAAATTGCATCTTCAAGATAAACAAAAAGACGACGAACATTAATTCTATCAAAAGCTGAAGATTTAGAAAGACCTGTTCTATCACCAAACAAAATAATTCCAGATCCTGGTGAGAAGATTACTGGATTAATTCTATTTGAATAAAGTTGATCTCTTTGAGATTTTGATGGATTATATGCAAGTTTAACCGCATTCAGAATTGCCCCTCGTGTAGTTCCTGCTGGAGAATACCATGGGAAGTTATTGATATCGTTGCGGGCACAAAGACCTGCCATATCTCCATTTAAAGGTACATATCTAAATGTATTTGAAAATCTATCATACATGTATTTGTATCCACTATCAAATACAGCATATGAAGAAGAAGAAACGGGCGCATAGAAGGATATTACATTTGATGTAATATCTTGTGAAGATTTTACAGTTACCTCAGTTTGTGTTGAAGTATCAGTTAAAGCAGAACCTCTATATGGAGAAATAAATGCAATGGAATCTTTTCTCAGTTCAGCAACAGAAATTAGTTTATTTGCAAGTGCTTGTGTATTTGAAATATCATATGCTGCTGAACCCATCAGAAGAAAATCTATCTTATAGTTGTCTGTATTTTCAAATAAATCATATCCATCTGATAACTTTGCCAATGATGCTGTGAGGGATCCTGTACTTGTAATGCCACTTTTTCCGCCATAATCTTTACCACCAGCAAGAGTATTTGTTGAAGATCCTGTTGCAGCAAAAATAATTCCATCTGCTTTCTGATCCCAACCAGTATCTGATGCAATAGTAAATCCTGAACTATAACCTGTAGTTACAATACCGGCAGGAGCACCTAAACCAAAAATATATTCAGAATTATTTGCGAGATATTTTCTCCAGTATGAAGGATTTCCAATAGAGAATTCTGCATCAGATGCTTTAGAAAGACTTAAATGCTTCTCAAGAATAGTACCAGCATTTCCAGTAATTGTGCCCAAGGCATCAATCGTAACTACATGCACTTCATCGAACCTTGAGTTTCTTGCTGCAGCATATGCAGATGTTCCAGGTCTTGGTGCAATGTTATTCCAATTGATTGATGATGAGGTTGTTAAACCTATTTTTTGTTGATCAAACCAATCAAGTCCAGAACTATATGTTGTTGTTCCTGTTGAAACAGTTTGACCATTAGTATGAATTGCAACACTTCCGGTTGAAGAAAATGCATAAATTCCCGATGGTTGATAATCCACAGGAGTTTCAGTTCCTGCTGCAGATACATGTGAGAGAACTTTTACATAAACATTATTTTCACTCACTTGAGTAATAATACCCTTTAAATATCCGTCAAGAACAGATGTTGAACCAGCACCGGGATTAATTCTACCCGATACTGATTGAGTAACGCCATATCCTACGGAAATTGTTGTAATTCCGGATGATACTGAAGTACTAATACCTGTTAAAATTTGATCTGCTTTAGAGTCAATAATTGCAACTCTAACACCATTTGACCAAGAACCTGGGTTTTTAGCAGCAACTACTACTCCAGTAAGAGTATTTTGATCATATCCTAAAGCATTATAATGATCTAAACTATCAATTTTTACGCTAGATGCAGTTCCTACAAAACCGTTTCTTAACTCATTGTCATTTGCTCTAACAACTCTAAGTGATCCGCCATAAGCAAGATATGAAGAGGCAGACAACCAATGTTCATAATGCTTATCTGTCGAATATGGTTCTCCAAAATTTCTCAGTAAATCATTTTCATTTTCTACTAAAGTTGGTGAATTTACAGGACCTTTAGCAAAAGGGGCAACAATTGCTCCAATTTTGTTTGATGATGGTGTTACTCTTCCTAATGTTAAATCAATTTCCCTTACTACAATTCCAGGAGATGCTAAATTTAGCGGCATCTTTATTCTCCTCTACAATTCCAGAATTATTCTAAAAGTATTTATAAATTCTTATGACTTGCACAATCTATCTATAATCCCACATATACTTCCATTCTGAAGAAACATCACCATATTCGTCAAGATTCCAAACTTCTAAAGGATTATTTTCTTTCTTTTGACCTACAAATATCCATCTATCTCCAGTTTCTTCATCGATAGTAACGCCAAAATCTTCTAGTCCATCAGAAATGAATCCAAATGGGGACATATCTTGTTCAATTTGATTCTTCTGCTCTTCATATATCCTCTTACGGACATCATTATCTGTCATTTCTTTGAAATAATCTTGAGCAACTAACCATGCGAAAATTACAAGGCACATAGCTAGGTCATCATTACATCCTTCTTCTGCTTCAAATGAATTGTGTTTTTGTGCAAAAGTGGTTAATTCTGAAATTATATCATAGTCATTTGTTAGCAATTTATCATCTTCCATCAAGGTTTTTAAGTTAGAGCATCCCAACTTTTTAACTGCTGCGGTCATACGAACACCTAGTTGAGACTTTTTACCACTAAAACCAGAACCAACAATTTGTCCGGCACGACCTCTCATAGAACACATTAAAATGTTGTCATACTCTAGATCAAAATGTAAAATATTTGCGACTTGATCTCCAATATCATTAACTTCAATCAATAACCAAGCATTATTATAACCTCTAGCAACTTCGTTGATGATGCTTGGGAATAACATAGGTTTTATTTCATTATTTTTATATTTTGCAACCACTTTATATGGAAAATTAGTTATATCAAAAACAATAAATGCCGAATAATCATTACCAATTCCTCTAGCGACATCAACGGTAATCAAATAATTATTTTCTTCTTTTGGATTTTCGTAAACATATAAACTATCATTTTTTCTAATTGGATCATCATATACAAAATTTTTGAGTTTTGCAGGATTAATAAGTGTGTTAACTGACCCCAAAAATTCTGTTTCAAATTCGATTCTAAATTGTTCTAAACTTGTATTTGCAATAGTTTGCGCTTTCCATTCTTCATCTCTACCTGGAACTTCAGACCAATGAACTTCGGTAGGAATATATCCATTTTTACCTCTTTCTGCATCATGCCACATGCGATAAAAATGATTCATACCGCGTGGAGTTGAAACTATAATAACCTTAGTTGATTTTCCTGATGAAATAGTGGGATAAACGGAAGCAAAAAAGTCGTCAGCAATATGATTTGGAATGAATGCAAATTCATCTAAAAATATAATATTATAAGAACCACCACGAACTGCAGAAGCACTTGTGGATGCTGCCATAATTTTAGATCCATTTTCAAGTTCTAAACTACCTCTGTTCCACTGTAGGACGCCTTGTTGCATCCATTTAGGTAAATTCTCATATGCCAGTTGTAGTCGCTGTAATAGGTCTCTAGCAGTCGATGCTTTGTTTGCAAGAATAGCAATATTTACACTGTCGTTAAATAGTGCATAATGTAATAAATATGCTACTGTAATACTACTTTTGCCAGTCTGTCTTGGCATCTTACAAATATTAAATCTATGCTTATGAAAGTTTTCGATTAATTTTTCTTGAAACTTATATAATTTGAAAGGGATTAATCCATGATCCAATGATACAATTTTCAAATAATTATTTGCAAAATATACTGGATCTTCTTTGCATTTGAGGAATTCTAAAATTTGCTCTTCGGTCCACTGAATATGAGTATTTGCTCTCTTAAGATTTGGGTTAGAGAGATATGCATCCTTTTGTTGTAATTGAATATCTTGAATTGCCATATTATGTTAAATCATAAAAACTTAAAGAACCAATAGCATTTCCACTTCCGGAAATTGCTCTAACCGCTAAAGTATATGTATCACTGATTTTTGTTTGTGTTCTACCTAATTGCAAATCCCAATTATATTCGGTTACTTCATTTAGGGGTGTAGACGCTTTATTTGCAGAAGAAATATATTCCGTTCTAACAATGGTTCCACCAGACATTGATGTTGCAGTAACGTTCTGTTCCACATTTGGAGATGATGAAGTTACCCAAGTTCCTCCAGTTAAAGTTGCATTTTTAATCAATGCAACTTCATAATAAACCGAAGAAGAACTATCTGGTAAACAGTTTATTTGACTTGGAATAACGATTGCATCCTCTTTTCCTGCCTTTAGACGAATACTTGCAAGAGGTTTAAAAGTTGTAGATGCCACCGAAACTAATGACTCCTGTCTTGCAACATCAGACGCAACTCTTTTCTCATATCCACCATTGGATTGAATAGACACACATATCTGTTTCATCGTTGATGTAGATGTTGTGATTCCTGTGTTTAGAATCTCATAACGAACTGGAAGAGATGCAGTCGTCATATAAACACTATCAAGAGTATTTGCATGATTAAAAACGTGTGCAGTATGAAACTTTCCGAAAGAATTTGCAAAACCTACTCTTACACAACCAACACCCAACCATTCATATTCACTAAAAAGAATTTGTGCTTTTGTTATATCCAAAGCAATCCCACTCGGATTGGATTCATTTGGCCCAGATCCATCTAGAGTATCAATATTCCAATCTGTTTGTAGGACACTGATTGTAGTTCCAACTCCAGAAATTGCAGTTCTTTTGATAAAACTTAATTGAGAACCATTTAGTTCTAACATCACACCATTTTCTGATGATGCATATCCCGCTCTCTGAACCAGATTTTCCTTTGCAGGATTAAACACAAATGTCTGAAGAACTTGTAATGCTTTTCCTGGTTGATATGAAAATACTCTCTTACTTTCACGAATAATAGAACACCCTGCAGTTGTTCCGATTCCTAACGTTGCAGTGCTCTGTGCAGTTATAATACCAACAGTAGAACCCGCACCAATAACTATATCGCTAAAATCTCCATCTTGAGCATATCGATGAGTGGAATCAAATAAAGTAAATGGTTCAGATACTTTGACTCTTCCAAAAAGATCGCCATTAAAACCTTGTCCAACTGGATCAAAGATCTCACCATATCTATCAGCCTGCATGAACACCTCAAACAGACTTCTTTCTTGGTTGAGATAATCTTGATTAATCTTGTTCCACTGAGCCATTACTCACCCCATGACAATCTTTCTGGTCTATATCTTTCTGCATTCTTAACTTTGATTGACGCTTCTGTTACGGGATAAACATTATGGACAATTGCTCCAGGATATTCTGATTGAAGTTGTTCCGCAAGTTCATTCTTACTCATAATCTTACCTTCAAGTTGCATACGATATAATCTTCCCTGCCATACAACATCTGCAAGAAAAGACTCATTTGCAATTTCTGGTTGAGACGAATTCATATAAAGATTTCCATTGAAATCTCCTGCAATGTTAATAGATTCTGAAATAAACTGTTGAAAAGATTTCATTTTAGTTACAGTTCCAACGACGAAGTGCTTTATTGATTCTTGAATCTGGATCTCTTGCAGTTTTTGCAGAAGTTAATTTTTCTTTTGCACCTTTCATACGACGACAGAAACTAGCACGACGCTTTGCTCTTTTACCCTTAGGTTTCTTTTCAGTTACAGCAGTCTGCAATTTTGAACCTGGATTTTCCCGACGATATGCTTTGACTGCAGCAGGACTTAAACCATCGGTTTTGTCTTGACGATTGACTTTCTGCCAATCTTCCGATAATCCAAACTCTACTCTCCAATTTGAGTATTCGTAAGAATCTGCAAGAGGTAATGAAGGTCCAGAAAGTTTTCCTTTTTCAAAACTAATTTCTTCACGCAAACCATGATATATTTGTGCCGCTTGTTTAAGAGCATTTATTTTTCGGGCATCTGGTAGGTTTCTTTTTATAATTGATTTAATTGCTGTACTAAATCTTTCAATATTTGGGTTATCTGCTGGAGAATCAGTATTTGCAACCTGCTCCTTCATTTCTCCACTATCAATATAATCTGCGGCAGTATCAAGATAATCTGCTGCTTTAGTAATCTTTGATTGAACCCACGCTTTAATATCACCTTCTCCTTTCATTTTTTTACGAAGTCTTTTTGCTGCTGAAATAATTGTGGAAAGTTCTGAACGAGCCATTGAATGCTCATGATCGTATGATTCTGGAAAATTGCCAGGATGAACCGTAGCAATATTATATTTTAATTGATTTGGTGTAAGTGCTGATGGGGTGGAAAACATATCCCAATATTTTGGTCCGTATTTACATTCATCACGAGTCTCATCTTTTTGGCATTTGGGACAATATCTAATCATTTCCTTTTCCTCTGACTGTGTTCCCCAATTTGAAGCACCGACTTTACGGCATTTTACTAGAGAAGCAGATGCATAAGCCGAAGGCCAAACATCATACCTAGATTTTACTTTATGATAGCAGGCATCTTTTTTACCACTATTTTTACCTGGTCTATCTTTTTTCGATTCGTTAAGTTCCATTGCTTCCTTAATTCCTGGTTCTGCTTTGATGTAATTTTTATCTTTTTTACCCTTAGCAAAGGTCGGAACATTTGTTGGTTTTTCTGCTCCAGTTTTTTGCTGTTGACCTTTATCCTTTTGTCTTTTGCGACGAACTGCTGATCTAATTATTGCAACTCCCCTTTTCCCCCTTTTCTTTAAAGATCTAAGTCTTCCGCTACTAAAACATTTTGGTGTTTTAGTTTCTCCAGGTTCATTGGCACAGGGAGATCCATCGGCCTGAACCCATCCAGGTTTTCCATCTTTAGATTTAGAACCTTTAAACCAATGATGAAGAGTTCCTTCCTTTAGATCTTTAATCCAATCATCTGGAGTTTTTTTATTTTTATCTAAAAATGCATTATGTAATTGTTTCGCCGTCATATTATGTTTTTTCATAATACGACGCATTAATCTATCAATAGATCTATACGAATGGTCACTCAAATCCATTAATTGATCTTCGAGTTCTTCAACGGCAGTATCTTCACAACCACAATGTTCCTTCACATCTTTAAATTTTTTATGATGATTTTTAGCATCTGATTCCATTTTTTTCAGACGAGTATAATAATCTGGAATCTCATCAAGATGTTGAAGAGCAATGTCTGTTGCAAGATCTTTATCTTTTGTGTGCTCATACTCAATAGGAATTCCCATTTCAAGTTGATTTTTTACAAAAGAAACTTCAAGACGATGTTTTTTTGCAATCTGCCCAACTGTTTTATGAGACTTTAATTTATGCACAATAATAAAAAATATTACTCTTTATTATTTAGAAAACCTTGCTTGAGTAATTTTGAAAGTTCAGATGTAGATCCAACAAACACTGCATTGTTGGTAACATTATTAGTTGTCTTTACAGTTTGATCCTCAACATCTTTTAGTTTTTTCTGTAAATCTATGAGTTTATCTGTAGTATCTGCAACACTCTTAATAAGTTGTCCAGCAACTTCATATGCTCTTGGACTACCTCCTTCGCCAGCAAGTTCCATGATTCCATTAATTGCTTCTTGCCCCTTTTCAATCAATGAATATAAATTTGCACGAGTATATTCGTAGTCTTTTTGAATATCTTCAGAATTTATTGGAGTGATATTTAATTCTTCTTTAACCTTTTCTACCTCTACAATGCTACTCTCAATATTGAGAGATTCGTCCAAACTTCCATAATTATTTTTCATAGTCTATTAAATATCTTTTTGTTGCGTTGGACTATATTCTTTAGAATCAAATAACATATCAATTGATTCATTGAATCCAAAATCATCATCTGCGGATGCGTTAATTGGATCTGGAACAACAGTATATCTCATTTCTCTTTTAGCAGTATTTTTATCAGTTCCAGCATAATAGTCAACTTGAACTTTGCGAATAAGTCCATCAGAACTTTCAGCAATAGGTCCAAATAAGTAAATTTTTGCCGTAAAATTAAAAGTATAAATTAAAACTCTTCTCGTAGAAAAATCACCTTCATAATCATCAGTAAACGATGTACTATCTAATACAATCGGTATATCTCTTTTTTCGCCAATAGAATCTACAAGATCAACAGTTAAATTAAATGATGGTTGGAAAAAAGGTAAAATTTGCTCAACAACTTGCAATGCATCATCTTGCAATTTGGTCATAAGATTTAATTGAAACCCAATATTATAAGGTACAGGCAAGTATACTTTTTTTAAATTTTGCCCATCTATTGCTTTAAATGATTGAGTAACATTTGTTTTTCTTGTAGAGTCATATTGTATAGATATCATTTCAAATGCCATTCTTGGCAAGGTCATTGCTATCGGTTTGTTTAATTCGGATTGTTGTTCAATTCTTGCCAAGAACTTTTGAATTGGACCATATGCGAGAGGAACTTTAATTTCACTTATACTATCTCCAGAAGAATCTTTATGCCTTATATAAATGTCATTAAAAACCGTTCCAAATGCAACAACAGTTCTTCTAATAATTTCGTGATAGTAGTATGTTCCTAGCGTTGTCCTATACCCGATTATTCAAAACATTTTTTAAATGAACTCTATATTTTATTCGTATGAATTTATTTGTCCACTTAACATTCTCCAAGCAATTTCTTCTTTTTTCCATTCTGTTCCCAAAGAATTTTATGCTCGTTTGCATGTTCTTGTTTGGATACTATTTTTATCAACTATTATATTTATTGTAATTAGAATGTACCAAATGGATTTGATTCTGAAAAATCTATAATGCCTTCAGCTTCATTTTCAATTTCTAAATTTTCACTATATTTATCATATTGGTTCCATGTGTCATATGACTGGACAGAATATATAGCACTTGAAGCAGATCCAACAATTAATTCTCCGGGATAAAATTCTTTTGTTGCTGCATTGTCTACAAAAGATACTTTGAGTATTTTTGTATCAAAATCCCAAGATTTAACACGACCACGAGTACCTGATACAGATCCAAATACTTCCTCATTAAACATATAAGTTCCAATTCCAGAAAGAACTGGCGGTGGAGCAATTGTTACATTTGGTGCAATAGTATACCCTGCACCAGGATTTACAATTTGAATTGAACTAATACTCTGACCTACACCAACAATTGAAGATGCAATAGTAGTTTGTCCAACACCAACATTTCCAACAATAGTTATAATAGGAGAAGTTACATATCCAGAACCATTATTGGTAATTATAAAACTAGAAATTCCACTTAATGAAGTTTCAATTGAGCATGTAGCAGATGCACCAATACCCCCACCACCACTAATTGTAATAGTTGGAGGAATAGTATAACCTGCTCCAGCATTAGTTAATACTATAGATTGAATGGATTTAACACCCGCTTTGGTTGTAGTAATTGCCACTGCTGATGCATTATATCCACCATATGGTGCGGTTGTAATTGCTACATTCGGTACTGAATTATAATTATATCCGTCATTATTTAAAAATATTTCACGAATATAACCAGTTTTAATAACCGCTGTTGCAGACGCTGTAGATCCTGTCCCAATAAGTTGCAAAGTAGTAATATATCCCTCATCTTTAATTTGACTATCAATTTCATCAATAGATGTATCAATAACCTCATCCTCATATTCAAATAACTCACATCTTAGTTCATAAACATAAAGTTTTCCAAGTTGATAAAATGGATTTTCGTGCTCTACGAATTTAACTTCGAATATTCTTTGTCCTAATGGAAAATAGATAATATCACCCTCTTTTGGTCTGGATGCTAAACCAATTTCCTCATCTGTTATTGCATCCATAAATGGAGAAATAAAATCTTCAAATCTTTCTTTTGATATAATTAAGCTCACTTCATCTTTTAAACTCATTCCAAATTTAGTTAAAATATCTCCTTGACCAGTATAACCATCATAATTGTTTACATATGCTTCAATTGTAAAATTGTCATCAAATTTTGATGAAGAAATCTCTCTTAAGATTGTTTCTTTTCTTACAAATTTTCTTGGAATATAGATGACTTCAACACCATAAATTTTTAGTTGCTCATTAATTAGTTCTTGAACTAATCTTTGTTCGTTTGGTGAACCTTGCAGAAAAAAGGGATTAAGTGCCATTATCCAATAAAATCGTAAGGTGGCAATTCGTAATCCATTGACATTCTTTGTCTGATGTCTTCTAGTTCTTTTTCTCCATCTTCATATAATTCTCTACCATTTAATTCAATTCCTCCAGGAAGTTTTACTCCTCTAAACTTAATTAAATTTTGTCCCCATTGGCGTTTCATTAATGCAGTAAGATATTTTTTTAGGAAACTATCACTATAAACTTTAGTGAAATCATTTGGATCTAGTATCCTATAGCAATCAATTATAATAAATGTATCTTTTGATTTTGCATTCCAGTCAATATCCAAATACAATCTATTTTGCCTTTTGTTAAATCTAATTTGTTTATCCGTCGAAAGTAAAAAATCTATATCTTCCAAATAACTCTTTACCATAGCATACTGTAAAAGTTCAACGGAATTAAAATAATACAAATCATTTAAAAATAACTGATACTTAATACTCCACATACCTGCAGAAATTGAACTGGTATCAAATTTAAATATTTTTTCAATGCCTATGATAGAATCTGGAACTTGAATAAAATTTGAATTTTCATAAAAATTGAAAGTAGTAGTCCCTATTCCAGAAATATTTGTTGTTCCTGTTGTAGTAACAATTCCAACCCCAGAGGTTCCGTTTGCTTTACCTCTATTTAAATCTTGCTCTGTAATTTTATATTTTAAATACATCCTCTCAACACCATCAAAATGTCTCTCTTGAAAGTATTGTAAAGCATCATCGACCATATCATCAATCTGCTCATCTGCCAAATTAATTTCTAAAACGGGAGCACCCAGTCTTCTCAAACAATAGTCTATTAATTCTTGTCTACTTGAAGGTTTTGACATTAATACGATCCTCCATCTATTGTATTTGTCCAGGTTGGAATGCCTGAATTGTTTGTTGAGATTATATAGTTTGTTTCCGATATTGCATAAGTAGTAGATGCAGTAGAAACTATTCGATCATTGGCGTCAAAATATGCCATTCCATATGGTTGTCCAGGCGTATAATAAATTGAGTTCCTGACAGTAAGTATTCCAGTTATATCTGCATTTCTGGAAGTAAACTCATCTAAAGTTAGATCATCGCTAATATATAAATCGCCATCAATATACACATTACTTTTAAATGTAGATACTCCAGCAAATGTTGAAACACCACTGACATTTAGTTGTGTTACTGAAGCAATGCCCCCAACAACATTAGTTGCATAATCCGAATTTATAGATTTTCCTCCTGTTGAGCTGGAAATAACCTTTACAGCATTTTGTTGCCCAACTCTAACTTTAATATCTGACATTATCTTGTAACCCCCTGAGTTACGAGAACCATACCTTCAACAACTCGGTTTTTATTCTCATAAGCATCTGTGATTATAATATCATAAACATATCTTCCAGGTTTTATATTTGAGGTTTGATTTGAAGTCAAACTGATAATAATTTTTCCAGAAGTGGGTGGATATAAAATTGATGTTGTAAAAGTTATTGAAGAAGAACTCCCTGACCATTTTCTCATTTGAGAATTTGCCGCATATCCTGTTAAATCGAAAGCGGAATTTGTATCAGTACCTTCTAAAGTAAAGGTCTGAGAAAAATCCGAACCTGCATTTACAACTATATTACTAACATATGCGGATGCCATCTATTTTTTTAATATCTACTTCTTATTTATATTTGCATTTCATCTAAAGACAATAACACCTCTTGCTGTTTTAAATATAATTTACAATAGAGTTTTGCAAAATTTTTTAATTCCTCATAAGATAAATCATCAATTATCCTAACATGCTTTTCATATTCGAATAATTTATCTATAGAATTTAATGTTATTTCATTTGGATCCATTTAATAACTCCTTTAATAAAGATTTAATTTCATCAATATCTTTTCTAATATTTTGAATTTCTATTTGTTGCAATTTACGATTGTTTAAACTGTTCATATATTGATTATATGATTGATTATCACAATTAATTATAGCACCAGTTTGCTCATCACGATATAAATTTGGATGACCTTTTACTGGTATCATCATGCTAATGCAATACTCCTTAAATCTTTAAATCTTGGAGAATGAGATTGATCTGTTCCAGACATTACAATTTTAATTGTATAACCAGTAAACAAACCTAAATTTGATGCGCTAAATTCATATTCTAAAAATTGATCCTTTAAACTTGCAGGTACAAATACATCTGGCAATCCACTATTTTTAGATGAATCTACAACATCATAATATCCATCCTGATTATTATCAAGTGTTAAATTATCATAACCTGGAAACAATTCAAATGCTTGTTCAATTTCACTTGAATCTGGTCTAATTAAACTATATAAAACTCTAAAATCTGCAGAGGAATGTCTATAAGCACTTAATATTACCTTAAGTGCTGATGCTGGTTGAGCAAGTCTAACTGTATTTGAAACATAAATTGCCGCATGAGGATCATTTAAAATACTATTGACTCTATTGTCGCCAATATAATCATCAATTGGTTTATTTAATCTATTACTTCTAAACTCAACAGAAGAATTTTTCCAGAAAATAAGAGGTGATAAATTTGAATCTTTAGTTGTAAGATCTACTTTCAATGTAAATGATTTATTACCACTTAAATAGGTCTGCTCATTTATATTGGAGCATATTATTCTAGTAGTTTGCAATTCATTTTCAGATTCTAATTGAACTTGTTCGTAACCTTGATCAATAAAAGAAATTTCATTGCCATTTACACTTGTTCCACTAGTAGTTTTGATCTGACCTGTAGCGGAAGTTACCGATCCTGGAGTCAATAAACCAATATGTGGAGCAACTGAATTGAATTGAATATTTTCTGTTGAGTGTACAGAATTTCCTCCACAAATTTGCTCCGTTTTAAAAGAAATTTGTGGAATATTGGTCAAATTATTATCTGAGGAACGATCTAAACCATTTGAAGATCTGTCAAATTCTACATAATAACTATCAATTCCAATTTCAGTACTACTAATATTATGAGTTGTGTTGATTCTTCTCAATGATACTCCACCAAGTTCGTATTTGTAAACTAAAGAGTTTATATCGTGGTTTGATACTATTGTTGAGTCAATTCCCCTAGTAATAGCGGTAAGTTGATTAACACCTACACTTTCATACTTAATAATCTCATCATCTATCTTAATATAACCTGTAGAGACTCCAACATTTAAACCTTCAAAAGTTCCGAAATTAGATGTTGATGCAATACTAATTGCAGTGTCTGTTTTAGACAATGCGGAAGATAATGTTGTCGGTGGAACATCAGATTCAACATTTGAAATAATTAATTTATTTACATTAGAATACATTCCATGATCATAATGATTAACTTTGAAGAAATTTCCAGAATAAATTCCACCAGTAGAAGAAGATCTAGAAGTAATTGATGTAGATGCAAGAGAAACTGCATTTCCAGAGTCATTATAATAAACTAAAGAAGAAATACCAACATTTAAAAAAGAATTTCCTTGAACATTTGAAAGATATAATGTATCTCTACCAGAGATTCCTGTAATAGTGATACGAGCATCCTTACCAGAAGCTGGCGATACTGTAGATGTAACAATGCCAACAACATCCCCTACAGAATATCCGTTTCCAGGATATAAAGAAGAAACTGCAACTCCAGTAATAACACCATTTGATGTTGTAATGTTAAGTCTTAAATTGCTACCATTACCATTTCCGCTAATATTATAAGTTTGAACACTTCCTGAACTATAATTGAATCCACCAGTTGCAATTGCTACAGAAGAAACAGAACTTCCAGATCCTACGATATAACCATAACTTCCTGAATATGATGCAGATTGTGATGAAACTTTTCTGCCAGTTGTTAAAATACCAATCAAAGAGGAATCATAAATTGTAGTAATTCCGAGCGTGTATTTTCTGGGTAAAATTGTAATTGGGTTTGAAGTCAAAGTTGGAACATAACTATTACTTTGATGTAATGTTGGGTTAGTGAAAAGAACACTACCAGATTTTGATGTAAAGTTTGCTTTATAAAGTTTAAATTTTAAATCTTGGTATTGATTTGCTGTCCAAATTGAACCATTTTGAGATTTAAATAAACTTCCGATTGCAAATTGTCTAGAATATCTAACTGCCTGAGAGTCTGGTAAATTTGCAGTTTCGATTGTTTTTTCACCCATTTCAGCAATCCAAACCTCATATTGGTCAGTTTGTGGTGCAAGAAGAACAAGTGCATATTCTAAACCAGGTGCAAGATAAATTGGATAGTCAAAAGTTACTCTTGTTGCAACACTTGCGTTTGTTGAAGTTTTAATATCACCTGGATTTAATGTAACAGGATTTCCAATTATTGATCTTGTCGGAGTACCAAGTTCAACAGTTCTAATCTCAACAGTTAGGGGAGCATTATTGGCATCTTTATTCGCAAAGAATAAATCAACGGCAGTTAAATATGCACCATTTACATCTTCATTTGGTCTATTTCCATTCGTAGTATCAGCAACTCCACCAACAGTAAATGATTGTGCTAATGGATCTTCAAAGTAAATGGAAGTTGTAGTTGTTGTAATTTTTTGCCTTTCTTCCCAAGTTCCTTCCGATTTATAAATTGTCTCTGCGGAAGAAATTAATGTACTTCCCGGTGAAGGAGTTTGATTTGTTGAACTTGAGGTTAATTTATAAACTTTAGAACCAGTTGCAATTCTAACCGATGGGGGGGGATTAGTATTTGGATCTCTTAGGAAGAATGAACCCGAAACAAATCCATTAGCATCAGTAATTAATCTTAGATCTTTCACATACGCAACTGCACCACTTGTTTGTCCGACTAATTTCATTCCTATTGTCACATATCCAGAATACAACCCCTGAGTAGACTCACATAAGGAAGAAATATCTACATTTAGAGTTTTGGATGATGCACTATATGATTCTGGAATAGTTTCGTTGGTTGAATATGGATTTGTGGTATATGTAAAGGAAGGATTATTAAATTCACCTTCTTTGTGATTTGATGATGCTACTCTAAAAGATATATTTGCTCCATTAAAGGACCCCTTTACAGTCTCTCCAACTTGAAATGCTGCAGAAGAACCATAATTTTGGAGAGTAGAATCAGACGAGATTTCAATTAATTTTGGAATAAAATCAACACCACTATTGCTGTCTAAAAATTGATAAACTCTAGTTAGTGGTTTTAAATTAACGGCACTGAATCCGGTGTTTCTAGACCTCATATAGAGTTCTGTTCCACTTGAAATCAATCTATCTTCGACAGAAATGTTTTCGCTACTATCAACAACTCTAAATGTTCCGGTATCTCTTAACCAAGTCCAATTTGTTTGATTTATATTTACATCAGATAATCTAATTGTTCTTACCCAACTATCATTAGATGGAGTTAACTTTATAGTTCCACTATAAGATATTACATGAAATGGATTAACATTTTCTACTTTTGTTGCGAAAGGTTGGTCAATCCAACCAATAGACTCATATTTTAATGTAATCGCATCTCCAGTTTTTTGTACATTTGAGTCAAATAATGTAAAATTGATTGACGAATCATAATTTTCATCTGATACTGCTGTAGAAAGAACAGGTCTAAGATTTATACTATTTTTACTAATTTGAGTTGTAAGTTCATCATTTTTTTTATCAACTTGTGATGTAGATGCTTGGGTATTGATTAGATCAGTATTTTTGAAATCATCTACAAAAAATCCGGTTTTAAATCTATTGATTCCGTTTGCATCTTGTATTTGTAAAGTTTGAGTATTAAGTTCAAGTAATGACAAGGATGTTACTCTTTCTAAGTTTTCTACTCTATCCTCAATTTTGCCAATATCTCTCATAGTATATCTTCTATTATCCAACAATGAAACTGATGCATCCTTTGGATTATAGAGATATGGCGGTAATGTGATAGTTGCAATTTCCATCACATTTTCAGGTTTAATTGGTTGCTTTGGGTTTGTTGATGGCGAACCTTGCAAAACCGTAAAAATTCCCAAACTGTCAATATACAATTTATCAATTCTTCCAAGATAAAAGTCATAACCAACTAAAGAACTTTCATTTGGAGATACAATTAGTTTTGGTTCATTTCCAAAAGAACGAGAATCGAAATCAAATGGCGATTTATCTGTTGAAGAAAATACTGATACTCTTGGTCTAAAATCTAAAGTATCTGAAGATCTTACATTTTTTTTACCAATATTTGGAATATCTTTAGAAAATCTTTCTTGATCATAACTATCTACAGTAAATACATCTCCAGTGTCGGATGAAGGAACCGAATAATAATCGAAGACAACTAAAAGTTGTCTTGATGGGGCACTTTCTCCAGAATTTCTTACAATTCTCGAATAATCGTAATATTGTTCTTTCTGACCTTTATCTAAAGTAAATTTACTACTTATATCTCTATAACTTCCTAAAGTAATGGAGGATAAAGTGGTGTTGATGTTGGATTCCTCAAAGGATACATTTTCACCAACAATAAATCTATTACTATTGAGATAAACAATTCCAAGAGTATTTGCTGAGGGTTTGTTTACAACTCTAGCAATCGCATTGCTTTTTGAACCTATAATATTTTCACCAACAATAGCGTTATTATCAACATTTGCAATTGAACTGAATGATAATTTATCTAAAACTGGAGCACTTGTATCTAAAGATTCATAAATTGCAATTACCCTAACGACATCTGGATAATTTAAACATATTTCTTCATCCTGAACCCTAAGACCGTAATATTGATTATAAATTAACCCATCATTTATAGAAGTATTAATCCCAACACCAGACTGTGAATTTTTTGATAAATTTATGTTAATTGATTGAGATCTATTAAATTGTTTAACTTTGCTTTGAATTCCCGATTTTACAAAGGTCGCATTAATTGCAGAAATCTGAGTATTTGCAATATTAGAAAATGTAACTTCTGCAGAATTTCCGCCAATTGAAACTTTATCAGATGTTAAATTTTCTACGGTTCCATCACTGTATGCAATAGAATATCTTTCTTCATCAAATGCTTCAAATTTTGCAGTAGAGGAATTAATTCCAAGATTAAACTTTCCAGTGTCTACGGTTAATGTTTTTGAAGAAGGTGTTAAATTTGTATTCGTTTGGGCAGAAAATGTTATTGTTGAGGAATTTAAATTGGTTGAAGCGATATTTGAATTTGGCAATTCTGAATATAGAAATCCCTTTTCTTCATTTCTAATTTTAGAAATTCCTAAAGAATATCCAGAAATTGTTAGTGATGAAGCAGGTAAAGAACCATCACAAACTGAAGTTACACTTGAAACCGATTCCAAAGTCATAGATAATAATGAAGAAGAAACGGATACGACTCTATTGTAAGTTTCTACCGATAATCCTGGTCTTTGATATCTTATAATGTTATCTGTACTAATACCACTTAAAGTTCCTGGACTTGAAACTGTTACTACGCTAATTCCACCACTTTCTGCTGCTATTGTTATTGTTTCTGACCTCAAAACTCTATCTAACTGAGCGTCTGCTACAAATGAAGTTGTAAAACCGCTGGGTTGTGATTGATATACTGATTTAATATCTTCAGTATTATACGATTTAATCGACAAAATAGTTCTTGAAATTGATTCGCTTCCATTAATTAAAATTTGTTCTCCAATTGAAAAAGTTCCAGATGTTTGTCTGAGACTAATTTGAGTTCCAGATCCGGCAGAAACTGCATAACCACTCGCACCACTACTTTTTCCTTTAATATATGAAGTTGCTGGAATTTCTGATGAAGAAACAGATTGATTTAATGTAATAATTGTATAAGTTTGAACATCAAATAAATATAAATCCCAATTTGTAGATGCTCCAGTGTATGCGGCATCTGTTACATTGCACGTATATACTCTTGCAGAACCAATTGTTGATCCCGCTGCAACTGTAGTACTATTTTTTCTTCTGCTTTGTAGATAAATTACATCTCTTTGCTTTGGAGAACCACTTACATTATTAACTCTGAGCAAATTTCCCATTTCAAAAGGAATATTTACCGAAGATATTGTCTGTTTTGTTCTTGGTTTAGGAACATCTATAATTTCAACACCAGTTTTCTCAACATCATAACCTCTCACATAAGCTTTTCCTGGTGAAAATTTTACACACATCAAATCGTCTGATGGAGTATTACCCTGATCAGTCTTTTCATTGCTAAAGAATATACCATCGTTACCAAGTCTATCATTTAAAGAATTATTTAATGAAAATTGAAAGGGTGTTACTACATAATCACCAGATTCATCATATGTTCTTTGTGCCAAATAATCTTTAATAATCGAATAACTTGATTTTGTTTCTATTTTTTTGATAGATCCATCTTTGATTTTTAATAATTCAATAAAATCAGTATCATTTGTATTTGTTAAAAGTTTTTTGGTTAAAAACAATGAAATTTTAAATCTATCTGCGCCAGGAGCTGCATAATTAGTAAAACCTTTCGCATTATCATACAGTGTAGTATCATCTTTTGCAGTAATGATTTCTTCGTTTACTCTTAATCCTACTCTGTAAGATGGAATATTTGTATAATAATCTAAAACTATAGTTTGTTTAGGAACTCGAACAAATGTACCCCTAACAAAATATACACCCTCACCAATAGATGCTGCCGATCCAGTTGCTGTAGAATTTTTTGAAATGGTTGTTGCAAAAGGTGTTCCTGAAATTATAGTTGATGTTTCATATTGTATATCTTCAGATGCAATTAACTCTTCATTATCTTGAAATGGATTTATTTCAAAATTTTTATCAGAATCAAGATATTTTACATATAAAGTTGGATATTCAACTTCAGAATTTGGCAATTGAACATATTGAACAGATGCAGTAACTCCAGATACTTGACCTGTAATTTTTTTACCAACAAATTTTGATAAGTAAGTTGTTATATAAACATTATATTGGGATGGATTTAATTTTACTGCATAAAATTGATTATCATAAGTAATATTTCCTGGTATTACAACAGAACCTTCTTTAAAGATATGACTACCAAAAGACTCAACTTGATTTTGTAATATTGACTGGAGAGTATTTAGTTCACGAGCTTGTATTGCTCTTCCTGGATTAAATAATATCTTATAATAATTTTTGTCCCTAGAACCCTCATCTTTTTCAGAAAAATCATCAAAATATGGACTTACATTAAGATTAGTTTTTTGAGCCATTTTTTAGAATTCCAGGATAATTTTAACGTCTTCTTTTTGTCTATAATTTCTTGCAACCAAAGGTCTATTATCAATATAAATGATATCCCCCGACTTATTATTTATCTCTGGAGTTGCAAGTCCATTTGTAAATTCAACTCCAAGATTTATAACTTTATTCGAAATTGTTGTAGTAATACCTGAATATGTTCCAACAGTTGCAGAAAAAGTTCCAGTTCCATTAACAACCTGTTTTTCAGATTCAAACCCAAATATTGTATTAGTTGATGGTGAAAAGAATGATGACATGCCAACAAAGTCTGTATGAGTAAAATAACCTCCCCCTCCATAATAAAGTGATCTATCTTGAATATATTTCAAAACCTTTGTTTCAGAATCGTAAGAAACTACATAACCATATGCAGTCCCTCCGCTTACATTTTGCTTTATTTTATCTCCAACTGATGGTGTTCCTGTAACAGTGCCATCGAATCTCATCGCATAAACTGAAGAAAATTCAGTATTAGAATAAACCGTTGTATTAATTCCTGTAGAATCATATACTGTCGGATTTTTTAAAATACCAACCTGAGCAAATTTAGTATCTATTGGAAAATCTTTAGTTGAATCATCGAATCTGGCATAAATTAAAACCTTATCTGCGCCCAATTCTTTATACACATCAAATCCATGACCTTTTGATGGTGGAATAATTGGAATTAGTTCTGCGAAAGTTCCTGGATTGGCAGTTGTTTTTAAATCAACTAAAGCATAAGTATAGTTTTTTCCTCCAGAAGTAACAGTTACATCTGTAATTTTGGTTGATGTGTCAACAGTAACTGAAACAGTACCTCCAGACCCATCTCCAACTAAATTGCAACTTAATGTTCCTGCAGAATAACCCTCTCCTTGATTTTGAATATAAACTTTTTTAATTTGATTTTCATTTAAATCGGAATTACCATTTTCTCTAACTGCTGATATTTGTGCATCTGTGGATGTTCCCCAATCATTAGGTATTGTAATATATTCTGTAGAATCAAATTTAATGATATCGCTAGGAGAGACAGTATAGAGATATTTCCAAACATAACCATCGGAAGATTTTGATGGTTCTAAGTCTGTGAATGTTGGTTCAATTTGTGATGCATTTCCATTCTGATTTAATCCTGATGAACCATTATCAATACAAATATAAACTCTATAATCTGAATTTATAACATAATAATTTGTATCATATAATCTAAATGAACCTCTTGGTGATGGGTGTATAATACTATAATCCGGTCTATACATTTCATATCTTTGTCCAGAAGACCAATCAATTTTTCTGATTACTCTCCTAATATTAGCACTTGTAATTTTTTTACCAAATAGAATGGTAGATTTATAGTGATTTTCATAATCAAAATTATCTGTTGGATTTGGAGTACTAGAGTCCCAATTATCTGTTCTTCCATATCCAACAGTTGCTGGTGCGGGATTGGGTAAACCAACAAAAACATAATAAGAATTTGAAGAATTCTGAACAGAATCTATAAAATTTGATGCATTGAGTATTCTAAACTTATCTGTTACAATTGCAGACATTTGAATATAGTTTTTTCTATATTTATAAGAAGTTAAAGAATCTTTTTAATTGCTCCAATATTTCTTAAACCATATCCTCTTCTTTGCACTGTTGGGAATGTTGTAAGACCAGAATTGACTGTAAAACCAGAAACTGCAATTGAAATTGGTGAAGATGATCTTGTAAAACCGGATAATTTGCCCCAAGAGAATTTACCGACTGTAGAACCAGTTGTAGCAATACCAACGATGGAAGAATTTGAGTGAATATTGCATGTTATTATGCCTGCACCTATATCGATGCCGTTAATATTATAGATGTTATCTAAGAAAGTAGTTCCAATGCCAACAATTGTGTCATTAGAAGAGTATATTGAAGTGACACCATTTCCAACTTTAGTATCAAAAATATAAATTGGATAACCAACTGACAACCCACTAACTGATGATAATATAAATTTGATTGCTAAATCGGTCCCAATTCCAACTGTTGTTCCAATTCCAACAATATTTCCTGATGATCCATTGATGGTTGCAATCTTAGAAATATTTTCATAAGTTGGATCTGGTAGAGGGGCGATAACTTGAGGTGGAATACTTGAAGTATATCCAAAACCAGGATTAGTTACAGTTGCTACTGAGAGAGAACCATTTACAACAGATATAGATGCAGTTGCAGTAGTCCCTACACCCACACCAATCTTAGATGGTGCTGATATTTTAACTATCACTGAGGGTCCAACATAACCACTGCCACCACTAACAACAGATAAGGATTGAATAGTTCCTGCAGCAGAAACAATCGCTGTAACAGCAGCGGAAACTGGATCTGGAGAACCGGAGACAACAAGAGCATCGAAATCAATATTTAATTCTCCTTCATAATTAAAGAATTGTGCGTTATCAATATAAATTTGAGGGTCAGTAGATGAAAAACTCTTAATAATTTTTGCTGTAGGATAGATTTGAGTTTCTATTGAATCTCTTGCTTTTGAAACTAAATTGCCTCCAATAATTTTATCAACCTTTTGTTTTGTCCAACTCAATGGTTTATAGTTTTTAGAATCTATTCCCTGTGACATATAAAGTTCAGTTTGAATAACATCTGATGCAATAATATCAACAACAGTTCTTTGATTTTGGGTAGTAGTAATATCAAGGTAATTATTGGAATTAAATACCTGAATATAATCTCCCGATTTCAATGTTTCAAAAACATCGAATTCAGAACTATCATCATTACTTCCCCTATAGAAGAATATTGCAACATCATCCTCTACTTTAGGTGCCTCAGTAAATGTAAATGTTGTTCCACCACCAAACTGATATGAAACTCCTGGTTGTTGGAGAATTCCATTAACAAAAATGATTAATAAAGAATTGAAATCTATAACACTGGAATCTTCCTTTTCAAAACTCAATAATTTTGAATTATAATATAATGAAAATCTAGTTCTTGAACCATCTTGCAAGTTCTTAATTGAATCGATATAATCTATTTTACCGAACTGCCATGAAGAAAAGGAGTCATTAAAAGTTTCAAGAATAGTTAATTCAAATTCTGATAATGGTTGAGAAATTCCATAAGCAGTGACCAACCCAACTGCTTTAATTACATCACCTCTCTTAAACCCATATCCATTTCTTGTTATTTTAAAATTAGTTACTTGGAAAAGTGTTGATCCTATACCTGTTGTTGAACTTGCTCCAACTTCAACATTCAACAATAACCCAATACCAGTATCTGTAGTTGCTCCAATACCCAATCTGGAAACACCTATAACTGGGAGATTTTCATAGTTTGGTGGTGAAATATTAATTGTCGGATTTACATAACCACTTCCACCATTAGAAATGACGAACGATAGTGTTCCACCAGCACCAACATTTGCTTGAATAACCGCACCACTACCAGAAATCATATCTGTAACCGCAACTGAAACTGGATTCCTATATCCAGAACCCCAATTTCCCACAGTTGTTCCTATACCAACTTTAGTCGGTACAATACTCACAATAGTTCCAGAACCATCAAGTATTGCAGTTACAGATGCGCCGACAAGAGGAGCATAACCAAGACCTGGAGTAGAACCAAGAGACACAATCATACCACCTCTAGGTAATTGATTCATATTTACATCAGAATTGGATATAAAAATTCCAGTTTCAGTTCTAATTCCAGAAAATACAACACTACTAATTCCAGAATTTTCAATAATCTTAAAATTATTGTTTATATTATTTTCTGTTGTTGGTGTTTGGAATATTCCATTAATTAATACAATACCATTTCCACCACTTGTTCCCAATCCAACTGTATTCGCACCACCAACAGTCAATGTATAAGTTTGACCAATTCCAGTAAATCTTTCAGAGATGTTATCATAAATTTGGTTTTCGGTGTAATCATTTTTGAGGAATACTCTACCATTAAACGAAGATCGTGCTTCTGACAGATTATCAAAATCTGAAGATAATCTATCATCCAAACTTCCTTCAGGAGCGTCTACAAAGTGGATTTTATTTCCAGAAATATTAAATGATCCTCTATAAACAGACGCAAGTGTAAAATTTGAATGTGAAGTTGCCGATGATCCAACAAAACCTCTCTTAACCTCTACTAAAGGAAAAGTTCCTGCAAAAGAAATTGGACCAGAGTATGTTGTTCCCAATCCAACATTAGTAACCTTCATATACTCATCATCAATTTTTAAAATATCTCCAAGATTAATTGAAGAAATACCACTCAACCCAAAAATAGATGATGTAATTCCAATCTGTCCTCCATTATTAACTGTATAATCTAATAAAGAGTATGCTATCGGTGATTGAATAATGTTGTCGATTGAAATAATAGATTTTTCATTTTTCTTTACCATTTCAAATTCATGAGCATTTCCTGAACCAACGGATGTAAATGTTACATATATTCCTGATAAAGCATAGTCTCTTCTTGTTGAAATTTTAAATTGATTTTCTGAAATCTTAATTGCATATACCTTACTCGGAAGTATATCTGTAACAACACCTACATAATTTAAAGTTGAACCTATACCAACAGATGTTGCACCAACTCCAGCAAAAGTGGATTTTGGAGTGTAAATAAGTTCTTCACCTGTACTGAAAAAGTGTGGAAGATTAATTTCTCCAGTAGAGGCATTCAATATTTTTGAATTTGATGGATCAACAGTTTTCATAAAGATGGGAATATCTTGATAATTTAAATCAAAATCCAATTTATTAATATCGTTATCTCCAATTGCAAAATACTTCTTAACACCTAACGATTCAATTACATTACTATATGTCAAATCTGGAGGAATATTAATATAGTCTGAATCAGAATAAAAACTTTGATTAAAACTTAAGATTTCAAAAGTTCCAGATAAACTTAAATCTGGGTAGAATTTTAATGAAGTAATACCTCCAGAAATTTCTCCACCAAAAGTTCCAATTCCAAGAGTGCTTCCTATTGAAAGGAAAGGATATTGTATAGTATATGAACTATTCGTATCAGAAACAAGCATTATTTGATGCAATGCGCTAGTTTGTCCAATACTCACTCTTATAATAGATTTTAACGAAGTAAAATCATTTTTATCAAAAGAAATAATTGTAGACGCTGTGGAAACATTTGAATACAATGAATCATATTTAACAGTCTTTTCATACCCATCTAATTGACCATTTAGTTTAAATCTATATGTTCCAACTCCAACAGCAGTAGTTCCAAATCCAACATTCCTAGATCTAATAGTTACTGAATTATTTGATGTGTTAGTATAGTCAAATTTTAAAATTCCTCCGATTATGGATGCACCAAAAGATCCTATAAAATTAGAACTCAAACCATCATCAGTATCGAAATAAAATTCTGATATATTTGTATTTGTTCCATCATGATCTACAAAAACTTCAACATAATTCATTTCATTGGTTACATTATCTATCAAATGAATCTCCGAATATACTGCTTCTATTTTAGAAGTTAGTTCTTGTGTTAATGTAGCAGTTGAACCTGCGGATAGTGTAGAAGTTATTCCGGTTAAATTAACAAATCCTATTGATGAAGTTCCAACTCCAGCAACAGAGTTTGTAAATGCTGTATTTAAATATTTTATATTATAAGATAGATTGTATGAATCAGTCGGATCAAATTTTAGATAAGTATTATTTAAATTATCAATATATCCATAAATATTTCCAATTTGATTTGATTGATATCCAGTTTGAGTAGAAAAACCGGTATTTACTGAACCTTTTTCTAAAGTGTAAATATCATTACCATCATTTAAAATAATCAATTCTGTAAATTGAACCCTAGAATAATCATTGGTTGAAATCTGTACCAAATACTTCTCATATTTTCTTGATGGGTTGATATTGATAATTCCCAAACTTGTATCAATTTTTTGATCAGTTGTAGAAAATTCTGAACTAATATCATCAATTTCAAGGACTCTATTTGTACGACATTCTATATAATTTGAAAATCTTTTATTTTTAAATTTCAAAAATTTAGATGAATTTTCATATACATCAATATCTTTAATTAAATCAAAGTCATTGATAGTATCAATTCTATTTTCGTCTATAATATCATACAAGGAAATTATATATTCTGTAGATCCAATGCCTACAGATGCACTATTAATAATTTCAGTATCTGAGAAGTTTTTAAGACCACTAGTATGAAGAAGACTATTGACAGGACTTACAATATCGACCCACTCTTTAGAACTCTTGACTGTATATGAAAGATTTTGATAATAGTCATTATCTGGTATTACTTGCGTGTCTTCATCAAGTTTTCCAATATTATCTGCCCAACCAAGTCTTTGAGTTGAAGAATAATTAATAGTAAATTGTCCCGTTGATTCTTTAATTTCATTTATTGTTGCGATTGAACCAGATTGAGATCCTCTGATAATTTGATTTGTTTCGAGTTCATATGAACCAGAAACTTTAATATAATTTTGATTACTTTTAACAACATTTAAATCTTGCTTAACAAATCCAACTACAGAATTTACTTCTATAGATTCACCAATAATAAATTCCGAAAAGGATTGAGTAACTTCAAATTTGGGGTAGTTCCTATAATTTACTATGGTTCCAAAGAGATTTTCTGATGTTTTAGCAATACCTGTATTTGTTGTCAGACCAGATAAGTTAAATTCTAATCTTCTCTGTGATGTTGTTCCTCCGTTTATATAATTCGAAACAGTAAAAAATCTATAACCATAGTTTTGAGAATTGAAACCATCACCATCTGTACTATATTTTTGAATTCCTTCAACAAAAATTTGATCACCTATTGCAAATGGTTCAGGATTAAACCCATTAAGAGGTGTTAATAGGAGACAGGTAACAATACCAGATGAAGAAGATTGTACAGTTTGAATTGATATTCCGTTTGTATTATTGATCGATTTTATAGTTACTGGATTTTCTGGAAGTCCTTTAGGTGAATTAATAATTGATATAGATTCAATAGAATTCGCTTGAATATTTGCAATAAGTGTTCCAGAATCAATTTTTTGATTAGTATCACTATCAACAATAATTAAATCTGGAGCAGAAGAATAATTTTTACCGCCATCAGAAATTGAAATATTTGAAATAGTATTTGAATTTTCGATAATTAAAAGTTTCGCTACAGAAGATTCTGGTCTCAAAGTTTTATCTGATGAATATTCAAAACCTTCATTGAGAATTCTAATCTCATTAATTGTTCCAATTTTATCGGACTTTGGAAGAATATAAGCACCTACGCCTAATGTAGATTCTACTCCCTTAAATATGGGCAATTTTTTATAATTAGAACCGGGCGACACTGTTCTAATTTTTGATATTCCACCTGAAGCAGATGAAGAAAGAGTTGAATACTCTAAAATATCACATTCTGATTGACTATAAGATTTTTTTTCTGGGGAATTTAATAGAGATAAAGTAAATGTTGTTGTTCCAACTCCAGAAATTTTATAAGAACCATTATAGTAACTATCAATAAAATTAATCTGAGAATGTTTCTGAACTTCTTTATCAGCAGTGCTGATGTAACCAGACTTCTCTAAGTTATAGAAAAGTTGAGAAGGTAATTCGGAACTATAATTAATTGCAAGTGAAGCATTCGTAGAAACACCAACTGTTCCAACGCCAGTTACTGAAAAACTATTTGTAGATCCTGTCGATACAAATTCATCACTAAAATCTTGATCATAGAAAATTTTAAATTTGTAACCATCTAATGATGAATCTTTCAAATCAAATACAAGATTATTGTTTTTGATTACATTTAATTGTGGGTTGACTAAAGAAATTATTTGATAAGACCCACCTGTACTGGCAATGCTTACTGTGTTTGGCGGGTGTGTTGTTACGCAATCTGTATAAGTTTCTGATAATTTAATGCTATTATCATCAACTTTATAAACAAAATAGAAACCAGTTGATAACCCAGATGCAGGAACATTTGCAGAATATTTAATCTTATCACCAGTCTTTAAACCGTGAGAAGTAATATTGATAGTATTTGTTGAGGTGCTAATACCTGTTGAATTAAATCCAATTGGGTTTACTAAAATATAATTAGTTAAATTGTCTTTAATTATTTTGATTGATGTTGAAGTACCAATACCAACGGACAGATTTGGTTTAACATTGAGATTAATTATATCACCAGATTTAAGTTGATGATCTGTAGAAACAGAAACTATAGTAGAAACTTTTTCAATATCTCCTTTAATCTGAGTAAAGTTTGATTGTATTGAATATTGATAATCATTAGATCCATTAGACAAAAAGAATAGACCATTTGTTGAAGTTGTAAGACCGACTTGTGTTACTATACCAATATGATCTACAGATTTACTAATGACATATACAGTTTGAGTATCTCCACTTAATGGTAAATTAAACGCAGTACTGCCAGAGGTATTTGCTACAGAAATAGCAGAAGTTCCTGATGGTTTTGAGAATATTACTTCCTGATTTGTTTTAAATGGATGATTTGGTAGATAAATTGATTGAGTTGGAATCGAAATTATATTATTAGTTTGAATACCAACATTGTATGTAACTGCAATTCCAATACCAGATGTAGTTCCTACACCAACGGAATATTTTGGATTAAAATAAACTAAATCATTAACTTTAGATTCAAAATAGTCTACTGATTTATTGATTGTAAATGTGTTTGGAATAAAATAAGATGAAGTTGTTGCAGTGTGAGCACTTCCTGTGGTTTCTCTGCGAACTCTTATGATGTTATTAAAAATATTCAGAACAGATAGTGTTTCCGTTCCAATTCGAATAGAACTACCAATTGAAATATTTTCGGGAATATTTGTAATATAAATGTCAGTTACAATACCTGATATTGCGTAGGTGGGAATTTGTTGAATAAGAGTTGAAGTATAAGAAGTTACACCAATTTGTTGAAAACCATTTAAAGAACTTAATGTAGATGAAAATCCAGATACATTTACATAATCAAGATTTTCTAAACTATGTCTTGGAGAAACTGTAACTTTGATTTCTTGACCATTATTCCAAGTAAATATTGCATCATCATATGAAGTAATAGAAGTTTGTAAATCTACAATAGTTTTACCATCAACTTCAGACACTTGTGAAACTAATCCTCCACCCCCAGTTTGACTTTCATCAAATTGAATAACATCTCCGACTTTATAATCATCTCCAGAGTTGATAATTTCATAATTTTCGATAGAATCACTATTGACAGATTCTACAACTGCAATTTGATTAATAACTTCGTTCGATTCAATTATAAAATCATTACCAGAATACTTTTCATTAACTTTGTAAGGATAAGTATTGCGAATTAAATCAGAATTATTGAAATCAAAAGATTGATTTAATTTTTTATTTTCTTCTATAAATTTGGATCTATATCTATTGCCAATAAAGTAAGGAAAAGAACCTACTATATTATTATTGGAATCAATTATTGAAGTTGCAAAATAAGCATAAA